CGTTACATGATTAACGAACCACAGTTCCAAAAAATTCTTCCAGAGTTTGAAGGACACGGACAACCAATTCATCAATATATGGTAGGTGCCTATTATTGGTTGGGTTGGGGTATCAAAGGATACCGAGAACAATACGCACACAATTACGCTAAAAAATTAGTCTGGTCATGATCAAGCAACTGTTCAAAAGCCTCAAAGATTTGAGAGAAGTTTTTATTCCTAAGAGTGAATTCTTAGAGGATGAAGTAGAACTTTCTATTGATGATGAAAAAATTGAATGCAATTCTACGAATTACGTTCAACCTTATATTGGTGTTCCTGCTCCGGCATATCTTGAGGCTGATCCTTGGTTTAATTCTGACCCTGTTTTATCAGACAAGCAGATGACAGTCAAGGAATCTTATGAACAAGCAGTGGCAGACCAACAATTATTAGAGGAGTCTCAAGAGATTGAATCTAAAGATATCCATGAAAAACTATATAAGATGGCAACACAAAACTGGACTACCGTGAAAGAGTTTCAGGGTGGTTCTGAGAACTTCCAAGAAGTTTCTGATGGTTGGCAATCCGGTACAGGTTTGGGACAGTTTCGATGACACTTGATGACTGGCGTTACAGTAATGAAAAATTAAAAGTGAGAGATCAAGCACTTAAAATTTTACTATCAAAATTCGGTCATCAAATGGAGGGAGTTCTCCCTAAATATTCTAACCAATCCATCTATGAGTGTGCTCATGATTGGGTTTCTCAAGGCAACATGCACACAGCAGGGATTGTAAAGTATTACGAGGCATACTATGCAAAAAGTAATTAACGTAATTGCACTACTCTCAGGTCTGACCTCTTTAGGTCTTATCGGAGGTAGTGCTTATGTGCTTCTGAATAAAGATGCACTGATCGAATCTGCTAAGGGGCAGGTTGTTAAAGCAGCAACAGATGCAGTTGCTGGAGCACTTCCTGGTATGATTCAGGGTGCCATGCCAAAAATGCCATCAGCAACTGGTGGTGCTATTCCTTCTATTCCTGGACTATGAAAAAATTTATTATGACACTGCTGGTAGCTGCCTCTATGGTTGCTCCAGCATTTGCGAAAGAATCTAAACTTAAAAAAGGATTCTATACTATGGATGCTATGGGTTGCATGTTAGTTCAAGAATGCACCGAGAATGTCCGAAGAGTCAAGAATATCGACGATATTCGTAAAGAGTATCCTAATTCTGATTTTGATATTGTTGCTGATGAGTTTAACTCGATGTTGGTATCCCTTGATCAAATCGGAGTTATGGTTTTTTTAGGACCAGAGAAGTATTTCCCCCCTGGACATCGTGGTGTTTATCACACGGTATCAAATAACTTCTATCTGAACGATGCTTTTATGCATCGTCCTTCAGTCCTTATGACTGTGATGCGTCACGAGGGTTGGCACGCTGCCCAAGATTGTATGGCAGGAAGTATTAAGAATAGTTTGATTGCTCTCATCTTTCCAGAGAAAAAAGTTCCTCAAATCTGGCGTGATATTGTAGAGAAAACATATCCTAAGTCTGCTGTTCCTTTTGAATCGGAAGCAAAGTGGGCGGGTAAAACCGAAGGTATGACTGCCAAAGCACTTGATGCTTGTACCACTGGTAAGATGTGGGAAATTTATGAACCAACTCCTTTGACGGAGAAGTGGTTGCGTGAAGAGGGTTTTATTAACTAAATAGGAGTGCGCTGTCTCCAATTTCATGGCTGAAGAAGTAAAAGAATCTCCCAAAGCAGAAGTAAAGGAAGAAGAAAAAAAGAAAGGTCCATTTTCTAAACTAAGAGACGCTGCTACTGATCATGAAGGTCAGTTGGAAGCAATTAGCACAATGGTCAGACTTGGTATTCTTATCTGGTCTGGTGGTATTCTCACCCTTGCTTACATTAAACTTCCTGCTGCATTGGGTATTCCTGAACAGAAACTTGATCCCACTTTCATTGCATCGGTCTTTACCGGAGTATTAGCTACCTTCGGTGTTCAGACTGCTAAGAAGTCTGGCGATGGAACAATGAAGATGGGTAACTCTGGTGGTGTATCTAAAGCGGATTTGGAGAAACTGATTGCTGCTGCTGCCGCAACCGCTCCTGCTCAAACGATTCGTATTGAGCAAGCACCACTTCAAATTACTTCTGCTGCTCCTAAGAAGGACGGCGAACCTCCCGTAATGCCTACTATCTAATACCATGTTACTCTTAACGATGTTTATTGTTGGTCATATGGAAATCGGTAATGGAATTTGCCGAACAGATTTAATGCTTCAGGGTAATCAAATTAGTATGGAATATCCTTGTGAGTATTATTCTGAATTGAAAGATTTGGATAAACAATTAAAGGACTGGTAAAATGAAACCAAACATTGTGCCACCGAAGTCGCCATTTAAGTGGGCTGCTATTGGAGTGGGTACTCTGTTTGGTATCGCACATCTGGGGATGGTTGGACACTTAATCAACCGTCCCATTTTTCCTAATCTACCTGTTGGTAATTACACTTCTTATACAGTTGAGTATGGTAGAGATGGATATAAAATCAAATACAATTCTAATGATCCTAAGGTGATGAGTAAGGATAGAATTGTTAATAAAAAGAATGGATTTTTTGGTATTGGTGGAAACACTAATATCATTCAACAAGAACAATACACTATGGATGGAGCAACTCATCTCCAAGGAGGTGGTGAGGGAAAGTCTGCAAAAGACATAGAGTGCATCGTGGCGGACGCTGGAGCACGGAGTCAAGGTGCGATGGCAGGAAGTAGTATTGTGGCTGGTGCGGTTATTCCATCAGTTATTGGCATCCCATATATTGGGTGGTTGGCAGCAGGTTGGGCAACTCTTTTAGGACAAAAAATTGGTTCTGAAGTGGGGTCTGAAGTTGGATCTGCTTTTAACGACTGTTAGTGAATCAAAACAAATTAACCCTTCACTAAGTATAAAAACTTATAGATAATGTAGTCGAGTAAACTATAATGAAGTTTGTTTTTGCTTTACTTGCTACACTTTTCTTTGCCCTTCCTGCTTGGGCTGTAGACATCACAATGGGTGCCAATGGCAACTTGATTTTTGATCCAGCAGATGTTACAATATCCGCAGGAGACACGGTTCACTTCGTGAACGGTATGCTCCCACCTCACAATGTGATCGTAGAAGATCACCCAGAACTCTCACACGGGGGACTTGCTTTTGCTCCTGGTGAGAGTTTTGATATTACATTTCCAGAATCTGGAGATTATACCTTCTGGTGTGATCCTCATAAAGGTGCTGGGATGATTGGAAACCTACACGTAAATTAATGGCATACAACATCACTTTTAAATCCCCCGATGGGACAGAGAGCACCTTTGAGTGTGAAAGCGATCAATACATTCTTGATGCTGCAGAAGAAGCAGGAATTGATGCTCCCTATTCTTGCCGTGCTGGTGCTTGCTCCAGCTGTGCTGGAAAACTTGAGAGTGGAACAGTAGATCAAGAAGATCAATCTTTCCTTGATGATGATCAAATTAATGCAGGATTTGTTCTGACTTGTGTTGCTTATCCTACAAGCGATTGTGTCGTTCTTACTGAACAGGAAGAGAATCTTTACTGATGAATCACGCTGACCATTCAACCTACGAACATTTAATTCATATGTTACTCTGTTGCATTGCTGGTCTGGGAATTGGTACTCTTGCCGTTTGGGGGTATCAAAAAATTAAAGAAAACAAAAATCACAATCCATAATGGAACACTTACTTGGATGGGCACTTGCTATTGTGGCAGTGCCTTTTGTTTTAACAACGATTTACTTCGGTTCAAAGAAGGGACACTACTATGAATCCGAACACTATAAGGGAAATGGAACCGCACATTAGAATGCGGTTTCACTTTGCAGCATCATCTTTCTCAAGAATTTATGGAGTCAGTCATGTCTCATCAGATATGATTGACTTTTGTTATGAATGGGCTCGACAAGACTTTACAGCACCACTCGATTGTTTAAACCATGTAGATCGATACTTTAGAGATTTATGGAATTCTCAGAAGCATTCATCTTAGTTTTTATGATTTCATTTGGTATATTCATTTTTTTAGTTTCTATTCTCACGGATCAATAATGGGACACTTTGCAGCAGCAACACTAAACAATCCTTTTATCTTGGGACTGTTTTGTTACATTTTAGTTTTTGTACCTATACTTGGTATATGGGCAGTTCATAAATACAACTGGCAACATTGGGCACCTTTTGATGGAAAGTCCAGAGATCATTGAGCATAAATTTGAATACCAATGGGGCGGAGAAGACACTTGGTTCACTAAAGCAAACAGGTGGGCAAAGAAACAAAAGTTCCCCATCAATCACCTTGCTTTGGGTTTGATTGCGTGGTTATGGGAAAAGTGGGTTGATGGTAAAGTAGAAATGGAAATGGCGTCGGTTGATAAACAGGCAGAAGAAATTAAAAAACAATGGGAAGAGGAAGAGAAACAAGAACCCATTGTTGAGATTAAAGCATCAGATATAGAAGGTCTTGATGATATTCGTATTAGAGCACCATTTAGTGTTGATGGTGACTGGAATGATATTGCACTGAATTATAAGAAGTGGAGATAGGATGCTAACAGTTATAAACTACGCATGTGCTTTTTGGACTGTTGTAGTTATGAACTGTGTTGAACCAGTGAATTGGGAATACTGCTATCGTATAGATAGATGGTTAATACCTGACTTAATTTATGCATGGGAAATTAAGACGGGTAAAGTTGTTCCTTATCAAACTGAGAAAGAATACTTAAGTGGAATTGATTCTAAAACCCCTTGAAAATGTAAATGATCCAGTATGGTCAGTGATCATACTTCTTTGTTGTGGATTAGCATTTACTGGATATTGTGTGATATATATACTTAGATTATCATTTAAGGAATTACAAGAAGATGGCCAAGTCCGCGAACAAGGGCAAGAAAGGTCAATCGAAGCAGAATCAAGGGAACGCGACTGCTAAGAAAGCAAAGAATGGTGGTAAGAAAAAATAATATATGCC